GAAATGGGAAGCTCAATTGATGCCCTCACCTATATTGGCACAACTGCGCTCTATTGCGAAAGTACTAATAAGTCTTTGCTGAACTGGCGATCTCATTACTACAACTCGTTTTACATCTGCGAGAACTATAATGGCGAGGTTGACACCGTAATCCGCGAGTTCAAACTAACCGCCCGTCAAGCCGTACAGCAATTTGGCGAGGATACTCCTGCAAGAGTTAAGGAAGATGCAGGAAGTCTAAGCAATTCTTCTAAAGAATATGTATTCGTACACTTCGTGATGCCAAGAACTGATGGGTATGTAAGCGGGTCGAATGAAAAGAAGCAGAAAGCGATTGCCTCTTATTATGTTTGTCTTGACACGAAAGAGATTATCAAGGAAAGCGGATATGATGAGATGCCCTACTCCGTTGGTCGTTTCTATCGCACCAATTACGAGAAGTACGGACGCTCTCCCGCAATGGAAGTCGGCTCAACACTCCCAATGGTCAATGATATGGAAGGCACTCGCATTCGAGGCGCACAACGTCAGTCTAACCCACTTTGGCTTTCACCAAATGACGGTAGCACCAGACGCATTTCTAACGATCAAGGCTCTATCATCTACTGGAATGCGGGTAATCCCCAATCCAAGCCAGAGCAGTTACAAGATCGAAGCAACGTGATGATTAATGATGATAACATCACGAAGAAGGAAGATGAGATTCTTGATGCCTTTTACGTTCCTCTGTTCAATCCCTTGCATGACAAGAAGAACATGACTGCGACTGAGACGGGGGAACGCCTTAATCTATCTCTGCAATTCTTAACTCCGGCTGTGAACCGTGTCAACCGCTACTTTGTGAAGCCTGCACTCGAAAGAGCGTTCGCTATCATGCTTAGGGCGGGAAAGTTCGATGAACTAAAAATCCCCGAACTTAGCGGTGCAAAGCTGGATTTTGACTTGGTAGGCAAAGCGTCACTGGCGGCTCGACAGATTGAGTTGTACGGCACGATGACCGCGCTAGAACAGATTGGATTGATTGGTCAGGTCAAACCGGAAATCTGGGACAACGTGAATGCAGACGAAACCGCGAGATTCATCCAAGAGGTGAACATGGTTCCGACTGCGTTGCAAGCATCCGAGGATGAAGTCACCGAAGTTCGTGAAGAGCGTAAGGCGCAGATGGAAGCCCAACAGCAGGCTCAACAGGCTCAGGTGATGTCAGACGCATATAGCAAGACGACTAACGCTCCTGAGGCCGGTAGTGGCGCAGAAGCGATGTTAGAAGAAATGTAACAACAAGGAGAAGGCATGGACGTATTCAATTATGTGATTCACAAGACGGAGTGGCTGTCGGAAATCGACAATATTCCCGAAGCAACAAGGCAAGCATTCGTAAGTCTATTTCAGAATGACAGTACGGAAGCAAGACTTGTTGCGAAATTCATCATTGATCGGTGTCGGTGGTCTGATATGACAGAAACCAACAGCGGAATCATGGAAGCAAAACAGAATACTGGGCGCAATATTATAATTGGCATTGTGGATCAATTGAATAAAGAGCCTATTGAACAGATAACCGAGGAGGCATAACATGGCAGAGGAAGTAGCAGAAGTAGTAACAGAAGTGGCAGACGCGGGCGTTGTTGAGGTGACAGAAGTTGCCGAAGGGACACAGGACGAAGGTTCCAAAGCATTCGTTGACTCTATGCTAGAAAGCATTGATGACGCAAACATAACGGATTCAAAGACTTGGGATACGCTCAAGGGCAAAGATGCAACCGAACTTGCGAAGTATATCATGGAACTGAAAAGTTTCACTGGCAAGAAAGGCGATATTCCGAAGGCAGATGCGTCCGAAGAGGATTGGAATGAGTTTTATGGGAAGATGGGACGACCCGAAAGTATTGACGGGTACGATTTTGAGCTAAATAGCGAGTTCAAAGAATTGGTTGGCGATGAATCACTTCCTTATTACGAGGGGATTGTTGGTACAATTCAAGAGCAGGCGTTTAAGTTAGGAGCGTCGAGCGAGCAAGCCGAAGCCGCAGTAGATGCCCTTATGGCAAATGTTGCCGAGCAGGAGACTGCATCGAGAAAGGCTCTGGAAGAATCCACAGAAAACAACCTTAACGCGCTGAAGACAGAATGGGGTGATGGGTTTGACGCGATCTCAAACAGCATTGATGCCATGATGAAGAATAATGGTATGACTCAGGAGCAAGTTGATTGGGCGCGTAAGTCGGGAATCTTCTCCGAGCCATCACTTGCGATTCCTTTGGCTAAAATCGCGGCTGGATTCGCGGATGACCCGGAGATTGGGGTTGCACAGGAGAGTACCCAGTCAGGTGTTCAGGATCGTATTACCTCACTTGAGTATGAAATGCAACCATTCATTAAGAGGGGCGATAATATCCCACAGCATTTGCTCGATCAACGCAACACACTTTACGCGAAATTAAAATAGTTTAAAAAAGTACTTGACACTTACAAAGGTCTAGTATAGGAATATAGCCAGACAGAGAGAAAACTAGCAATAGCCTCTCTGTCTGGAAGCCAACTCAGGCTTTAAATGATAGGCACGACCTCCTAGTGGAGACAATCACCGCCGATAAGCACACAGATGCTTACCAACGAGGGTGAGTATCAATTGTTAATTGGTCAACTAGGAGAAATAAAATGGCCTCAACTACAATCGGGACAGCCTTTGTTAAGCAATATGGCTCAACGTTAGATTTACTTCTGCAAACGCAGGGTGGTAAGTTTGATGGGAAATGCTTAGAAGAAAGTATTACCGGCGAAGAACGCTACTACGAGCAACTCGGCTCTGTATATGCAAGTGAAGTGATTGACCGTTATGGGGATTCTCCTCGCAACGACATCACCCATGCTCGCCGTCGTGTAACAGCAACCCCATATGATGTAGGTATCGAGTTTGATAACTTCGATGCGGTACAAACCCTGATTAATCCTCAAGGTCAGTACGTACAGCAGATGGCTACAGCGCTTCGGCGTAAGAAAGATATTGAGTTCATCACTGGTGCGCTTGGTACTGCTTATAGTGGCAAGTCTGGCGGAACTGCGAATGATCTGGCGGCGGCTAATGTTGTCACAGATGCGGGAACCTCACTCACCGTTGAAAAACTTTTGAACGCTAAGAGTACGCTCGAAGCCGCAAATGTTGATCTCGATGATCCGATGAATAAGCCTTATATGGTTGTAACCCCTGAAATCCTTAATAACTTCATGTATCAGACCGAAGTTAAGAGTTCAGATTACAATACGGTTAAAGCATTGGCGGCTGGCGATATCAATACCTACATGGGTTTTGAGTTTATTCGTACCAACCTGCTTCCTTTCACCACTGACGATACCAATGAATCCGTCAACCTTAATTGGTCTGCGGCTGATGTACCTGTCACGGTAACTGGTCAAGTTCGCGCTTGTTTCGCTTATGTTAAATCTGGTGTTCGTATGGTAACGAACCCTGCTCTGACTACTCGCGTAACCGAGCTTCCTGAACATCGCTTCAACTGGTATGGCTATGCCAAACTTCGTTGCGGTGCAGTTCGCATGGAAGAAAACAAAGTGGTCATCATCGGTTGTGATGAAGATGCTTCCCTCGCAGAGTAACCTTTAAACGGAGATAAACAATGGCTACATTGACATATAGTGACGAAATCACCGCCAAGGATGCGAGTCCGGGCGAAAAATATAACAACATCAGTCACCTGAAGACTGCAACCTTCAACTACACTACTCTCGGTACGGAAACTGCCGCTAGTATTGTTGAGTTGGTTGAGCTTCCCGCAGGATCGACCGTTCTCGGTTTCTCCATGCAATGGGAAGACCTTGGAACATCAACTGGTGACGTAGGCGTAACATCTGGTGGGCAAGAACTAGCGGCGGCGTTGGCTCTTGGAACTGCTGATGATAACTATGTTAACTTTGTCGCACCAGTTGCGGCGGCGTTGAACAAGGTTTATCTGGAAATCCTAACCGCGACAGCAGATGCGGATAAGGACATTTCCGGTGTTGTATTCTACATCTAAGTAATAACTTGTGGGCATTCAGGGATCGCCTTCTCTCCCTGATGTAAGTCCTA